TTCCCTCTCCCGCTACCATCCAAAGTCCGACTCAGAGAACAAGCTGTGGTTAAATCCATCCCTCTCTAGCTGCACCCATTTGTCGGGGTATAGAATAGTTCGGCCTAATTCAATCGGCTTTGACCCGGTGATCGTTGGTTCAAATCCAACTACCCCTGCCAACAATTTATAGAGCCTATGGCCGAGTGTTAAGGCGATGGATTGCAAACCCATCTAGACCAGTTAAATTCTGGTTAGGCCCTCCATATATGCGTGTGTAGCACAACTGAATAATGCCCTTCGCTACGAACGAAGAGAGTGCAGGTTTGAATCCTGCCATACGCTCCAAATCACCTACCTTAGTGACGTTGTATGTTACGAAAACATTCCTGCGGAGCTTGAAGCGCAGTAACAGGGACTTCATACATCCCAGTATTTCACGCCATTGAAATACGTAAAAGATAGCGTGAAGATGAACCTCAGATACGATAAGTCTGACCTGCATCGGTAAGCAGGACATATTACCCCGAGCCTGCCTTTGTGCAGGCTTTTGTCGTTTAAGGAAATATTATGCCTTTTGTAAGCAAAGAAAACAATGGTGGAGTTCCCGATTCTAATATCAATCGGAATGGTCGCCCAAAAGACCCTGAGAAAAAGAAAATCACCCGTAGGAGCATGAAGGATAAAGAACTTATCCAGCTTGTGCGTAAGCTCCGTCCTCATGTTTCGCAGGCTATTATGACTGCTGTAAAGATCATGGGAGATGAAGAAGCAAGTCATACAAACCAATTGAAGGCTGCTGCTTTCCTATTTGTACAGCATGCTAACCTAATCTCCGAAGCCTACGGTGGAGAAGAAAACCCAGAAGAAGTTGATCCCGATGAAGTTCAACCACAAAACAATACTCCAGTATTCAGCCTGAAGGTTGTTGACAAGAAAGAATAATAATAAATGGAACAAGTCGTCTTAGCCCCTGCATCAAAGAAGCAGGAAATTTTCTTAAACAGTGATGCCAATATTACCCTTGCGGGTGGTGCCGCTGGATCGGGAAAGACCTACACAGCCCTATTGATTGCTCTTAAATTTATGCAGCATCCTAGGGCTACAGGAGTTATTTTCCGTAGAAATAGTAAGATGATTAATGCCCCGGGTTCTATCTGGCATGAAGCTGTGGCAATGTACCAGAGTATTTATAAGACTGGTCTGAAGATCAGGCACCGTGAAAATGAAATTGTATTCCCTAATGGGGCACTACTGAAGTTTTCACACATGCAGCATGCAAGCAATATGTACGACCACAAGGGGGGTCAGTATAGCCTAGTTATTTTTGACGAAGCTACTGACTTTACTGAAGAAATGGTTGTTTATCTGCTATCTCGTATGCGGAATGCATATGTCGATTATAAACCCCAGATGTTTATGATGACAAACCCGGAATATAACTCCTTCCTCAGATTGTGGATTCAAGACTTTTATCTTAATCCTATTACTGGGATTCCGAAGGAAGAACTCGCAGGTGTGAAGCGTTACTTCTTTAGAAGTGGAAATACCATGCTCTGGTATAACTCCCTTGAGGAAGCTGAAGCAGTACACGGTAAAGGAAATGAATCAGGTATTTCATCTTTTACTTTCATTCCTGCTACTTGCCGGGACAATCCTCCACTATTAAAAGCACAGCCGGACTATATTTCTCGGCTAATGTCTCTTCCTCGTGTCGAAAGAGAAAAACTACTTGACGGTAGTTGGTTTGCTAGGTCTGAATCATCAGGACTCTGGAAAAGAGAATGGTGTGACCTAGTTGACGCTCCTAATATCTTTGCTCAAAGACGTATCCGTTCTTGGGACTTTGCTTTCTCTAAGCCATCTGAAGCCTATCCCGATCCTGACTGGACTCGTGGAGTTTTAATGTCTAAAGATAAGAACAAGGTCTATACAATTGAGAACGTAGTGTCTATGCGGGATAGAGTCCACGAAGTTGAAAAGCTAATCTTTAACACTGCTAAAAGTGATGGTACAGGGGTTATCATCTCTATTCCAGTTGACCCCAATGCAGCCGCTGCTGCTTACGCTAAGGGTTTGCAAGTTAAGTTAGCTGAAGCAGGCTACACAGTCAGACTATGTAAACCTGTTAAGTCTAAAATTACACGGTTTGCCCCATTTGCTAGTGTATCACAAGCTGGCTATGTTCGGGTAGTAAAAGCAGAGTGGAACTCAGATTTTTTCATTGAGTTGGAAAACTTTGACGGTGATCCGAAAAAGAAGGATGACCAAGTTGACTGTTGCTCTGACGGATTCTTAATCCTTAATAGTGGCGTAGAACTTCCTTCCATGATTGCTCCCAACCTGAGTACTGCAGGTATTAGTTCCCCGGCCCCCTTTCATGTGAGTTACGGACAAAATAATGTCCAATTCTCTTTACCTACATTTAATATAAGTCAATAGGAGCCTAGATGGCAGCTACAAAAAAGACAGCCGTAAATAAGGCGACTATTAGTGCATTGGACCAACCTGAGCGTTTCCGTTTAGGTGAAATGGGCCATATGGGACTGAGGGTATTTCAAGGTGTATCGCAGGATGAATTGAAGAGGGAACTAAACTTCCCGGAGAGTATTATGACATTCAAAGAAATGTCCTATCACTCATCAGTTAATGCAGCACTTACTTTGTTTGAAAATATCATCAGTAAAGCCACTTGGAATTTCAAGCCACTAGTAGACGCAACGGAAGAAGAAAAGAAGCAATGTAAGATCATTGACTCTATGATGAAAGACATGGAACAGCCCTGGTCTGAGTTTATCAGGGACATTCTAAGTGCCAACGTCTTCGGATTCTCTGTGCATGAGAAAGTATTCCGCAGACGACTTCACGCAAGTGGAAGCCTCTACGATGATGGCCTGATTGGATGGAGGAAAATGCCTATCCGTGCACAGGAAAGCATTGAGAAGTTTATCTACTCTGAAGACGGTAATGAAATCATTGGTGTTAAGCAGAATTTCTCAAAGATTAGCGATCCATACGGAAGATTCTCCAACCGCCTAACTACTTCGGTGGTACTCCCACGTAGCAAGTTCCTGCACTTCCGCACAGGTAAACATCGTGGTGATCCATTCGGTAAGAGTCCTCTACGGGATGCTTATTTGGCCTGGAGATTCCTAGTTGCCCTTGAGGAACTTGAAGCTACTGGTGTTGCTAAGGATTTGAATGGTCTTCCTGTTCTGACCCTTCCTGCTCAGTATCTCTCTGCTGATGCTACCCCGGACCAGATGCAGATTCGTATGTACTACGAAAATGTAATGCGTAATATCCAGGTTAATGCACAGGGTGCTGTGATTCTACCACAAGTTATTGATCCAGAATCCAAGATTCCTATGTTCAAGCTTGAGCTACTATCTGTAGATGGTAAGAAGAACTTTGATATCAGTAAGATCAAGGATTACTATAAAAATTTAATCTTTACAAGTCTGTTTGCTGACGTACTCCAAATGGGTCAATCGTCAACAGGTTCTTTTGCTCTGGGTTCTAGCAAGAATAGTCTATCCGGTGCTTATGCAGAAAGACTGATTACAAACATCGCTGAAGTCATTAATAACGATCTTATTAAACAGACCTATGAATTGAATGGTTGGGATGTATCTCGTATGGGATTCCTTGACTATGATAATTTGGAACAAGCTGACCTTGAAACCCTATCGAAGTACATTCAACGTGTTGCTTCTGTTGGATTACTTGAAGCTGACCGTTCTGTACTTAATGCAGTTCGTCTGGGTCTTGGTGTTGATCCTAGGCCAGAGGATGAAGAGCCCCGTCAAGAGTATCTTTCACAAGAAACTTCAAGGGCAGGTGATGGTATGGCTACGGCAGGTGAAGGGACTAGTAAGTCCCCATCAGGATCAGATACCACTTCAAATAACCTAGAAAATAGCTAAATAAACAAATCCTGTAGTAGTTCTTAATAATTAACTTGAATTTATAATAAAATCATGCTATAATTAAGTCTATTACGGGATATTTGTTAAGGATTAAATATGACAAAGAAGACTCCCGTAGCAAAGTCGGTTAATGAAGAACTGATGCAAGCAACTTTTATCGTAATGGTCCCAGATGAGGTAGACCTCCACGGTGATACGACTTCTGAAGAAGAAATTCGTAAAGCTTGTTTTAACTTCAATAAGCACTGCCGACAAGCTAACTTATTCCATCTGGCAGAGACAGACAGCTTTGAATTTGCTGAATCTTATGTCAGTCCCGTTGATTTTACCCTAGATGAAATTGCTGTTAAGAAGGGAACATGGCTTGCAACAGTTCAAGTACATGATTCTGACCTTTGGGCAGATATTAAGTCAGGTGAAATTAATGGCCTATCAATTGGCGCTATGGCACTAGCTGATGAATTCACAGAATAAAGGAAATAATAAATGGCGAATCCGTCAAAACCAAAGCGTAAGCTAACTGCAATTGATTTCAGTTCTGAGGGTGCACACGTTGCACTTACTCATAAAAATCAAGGTGGTCCGGCTAATGGACACGACTATCACCTAATCATGAAGTCTACAAAGGGAATCTCCCCTGAGTTTATTCAGAAGGTACAGAAGATTCAAATTGAAATGGAACTCCCTGAGTTTCTAGAAAAGTTCTTTGGATTGTATGGCTCTGATGGTGAAGTTCTGGCCCGGCTAATGGGCTATGTAAAGCCTGAAACAGAAGTAGAAGATGAAGATTGGTGGGAAAATTATATCGAAGAAAGACTTTCTGCTTTCACGATTATCAAGTCCCTGCATGAGTCTGATGACCTTACTAGTGCACTTTCTCGCCTGACTGAAGACCAATATCTGGATGTTCTTAATGACCAAGTTGTTATTGAGAAAGCCATGAAAGAATTTACTGAAGGCGATAAGCCTGAAGTGGATAGCT